ATATTTGAAGTTGCTAACACCGCACGACGAAACACACGACGACACCAAGCTAAGTGGCGACGGTCCAGGCAATACTCCGAGCACATTAACCAATCAGATGTCAGGGACACAGTCACCGGAATTACCCGACGACGATGTGAGCTTGACGAGAGATGAGCGCATCAAGAATGCCGCTAAGTTAATACCGGCTGGAGCGCTTAAAATGGAGTAACCTAAATGGCGTCAGTCACCACTACCACCTTTGATCCCGCATTAAAACAAATCTACAAACCACAAGTCGTAGAAGATATGACTTATATCCACCACCCAATCTTCGCTATTCTAAAAAAATTCGAAGGCTTCGGTGGTCGTAATCTGCCGATCGTTTTAAAGTACGGCAACCCACAAGGCCGCAGCGCAACTTTCGCAACCGCCCAAACCAACGCAACTTCAATCTTACTCGACGATTTCTTACTTACCCGTGTTAAGGATTACTCGATCGCAACCATCGACGGCGAAGTTGCCGAAGCATCCGAAGGTAGCAACGAGGCATTCTTGAAAGCGATGGCCGAGCAAATCGACGGCGCAATGCAAACCCTGTCGGATGCTATCGAGATGTTTCTACCTCTCAGCGGCACCGGTTCAATCGGCCAGGTCTCCAGCGGCTCGACTGTTAGCGCCGATGTGATCACCCTCGAAGACATCAACCAAGTTGTTAACTTCGAAGTCGGTCAAGTCTTGAGAGGGACCAGCACCGACGGCGGCGCGTACGACACCGGCCAAGAAGTCTTGGAGGGCGTCAATCGTTCAACCGGTGTCTTAACCGCCACCAGTGCGGCTTGGAATACCGTTATGACTTCACTTGTCGCATCCGATTATCTTGTTGTTTCGGGCGATGGTGCTAACGCGTCCACCAACATCAAGATTTCCGGTTTCGAAGCCTGGCTACCAGCGTCCGCGCCTGGTGGTAGTGATAGCTTTTTTGGTGTCAACCGTTCGAACGACAGCCGGAAATTTGGCCAAGTTCATGATGGTAGCTCCGGCACGCTCGAAGAAGCCGCCATCGATGCGCAATCAAAAGTTGCCCGTGAGAACGGTCGGCCCGATTGCTTCTTAATTAACAACGCGCAATACCGGCGTTTCGTCAAAGAGCTCGGAAGCAAAGTCAACTATGATAAGATGTCGGCGCAGGGTGCCAAAGGGGCCTCGGCTTCCGTTGGTTTCCGCACCATCATCGTCGAGGGTGACATGGGCCCGATCCAAGTGTTGGCCGCGAACCGTATCCAAAGTCTCGTTGGTTGGATGCTTGAAAAAGGTAGCTGGTCGTTAAACACATTAGGAAAAGCAACCAAATTCTTAATGCTCGACGGCAATCGCATCTTGCGCCAAGCCGCGGCCGATGGTTACGAAGTTCGGCTAGGCTTCCGTGGAAATCTTGCTTGCGACGCACCAGGGCATAATGCTCGGGTGACAATGCCAGCGTTATAAATCAGGGATGGGTGAGCGGTAAGGGTTAAACCGAGCCGCCACCCACACCAGGAGGCCAATCATGGCATCAAGATTATTTAGTAATATGCAGACCATCGGATTAGCCCGTAAGCTAATTCATGGTTCTTTTGCGCCGAATGGTAGCAGCGCTTTGGTTGCTGCCAGCACTATCGGTAAGGGTTTCTCGGTGGCGCGTCAAAGCGCTGGTTTATTCCGGGTTACTTTTGATGAGAAGTACAACGAAATGGTCGAGTTTCAATGCAGCTTACAGAACGCCGACGCAGTTCCGGTTGACGTTCAAATCGGCGACTATGTAGCAGCTAGTCGCATAATCGACATTCGTACTTTGGTGGAAACCTCACCAATCCGTACGGTTCCCCTGGATATTTTTGGGGCTCGCATTATCGCGACGAACGAAATAGATGTCGACGCCAACCACGGTGGTATCGTTACGCAAGACTCGGCCCCGGCCCTGAATCGCGTCAACGCAGCGACCGACAAAGTGCCGCGTCTTGAGTGGATTGCCAGCGGAAGTCAAGAGATCCAGCTACCGCCAATCATGAAGCCAGCGGATTTGGATACGAGCGAAGATATCACCATCCACTTGATGGGCAATATGGACGGCGCGACAGATACGCCGACTGTAGACGTCCAAGTTTACGACGGTGTTGGTGATACGGAAATGGGCGGCGCAACCGGTGCTATGAGCGACACCTTGGCAGAGTTATCCGCTACAATCTCGGCCGCTAATATTGCCGCGGCTCCTGGTTTTATGAGTGTTGGGTTAGTCCCCGCTGCCCATACAACCGACGTATTATTCATTTACGGCGCTTGGCTTGAATACACCAGCCTAAACGTGTCGGCGACTGCGCAAGCGGATTTAGCGGCCGATGCTAATACCCGCGTGCATTTCGAAGCAATGATGCGTAATACCTCGGTCGATTACTAATGGCCGAGCGCAACTACGATAGCCCGGCCTTGGCGATTTTAGCCAAAGAGCCCGTCGAATCAGACCTTGGCGAAAATGTCGAGGATGATGACGAAGGCGGTGGTTTTTCTGAGGCGTTCGAAGAGTACGCCGAGGCCATAGAGATCCCCGAAGCAAAGAGAGGTGCGGCCAAATCAGCAATGCGCAGCATGTTGGAAATTGTAGTTTTAGACATGGAGTAAAAAACGATGGCGAACGCCGTTACCCGTTTGGACCTGAAAACCCAGGTACTTGATATCACAGATATGACGGGTAGCGCGTTCGCTGTCGATGCTCGCTTAAATGATTATCTCGACGCCGAGCTGTCAGAGCTTCATGACCTGCTAGTCACGTCTTACGAAGATTACAAAATGACCGTCGACACCATCACTCTTGTTGGTGGTACGGAGTCCTATGCACTTCCGTCAGATTTCTATAAATCACGGCGGGTGTGGTATAAAGACGGCGGGCGTCGTTATCGCGTCAAACGTTATGAGTTATCAGAGATCGACGGGCACACGACTTCACCCTTGGTTAACGGTACAATCGAGTTTTGGTACATCCCGCAATACACAAAACTAGCAACCGATGGTACCGTAGTTGATGTTTCGATCCCGGTGGGTTGGGAAGATATGGTTGTCCAAGGCGCGGCTGCCAGGCTCGCGATACGCGAAGAGTCCGACCCCAAACCATTCTGGACGTTAAAGGCAAACGCAATTGCACGCATCAAAGGCGCGGCGCCAGAACGCGACGCAGGCGAACCACACCGCGTATCTGACTCATATAGCCGATGGGGAATATCAGATGTTAGTTTTAACGATATTGGCCGATCGCTCGTTTACGATATTCTTGGTGATAAAATCTATTTCCACGAAGAGTATGGCGTATAATGGTCCGCGGTGCAGTAAATAGGACGCATGCCGGTGATCGTGTTGTGCAAGACATCCAAACCGAGCTGGCTGATGCTGTCGATAATATTAACGAGATCCGAATACTCGATGGTGTACAGTTGACTGACGTGGTTTTGTCAGCGTCTGATACGCTGGTAAATCACAAACTAGGCCGCGTGCCGATTGGGTGGGTTATTACCGACAAGAACGCAGCCGAGACGGTTTTTAGAAATGCTGATTATGACTCCAGCCACTTGACGTTGCAGGCCTCCGGCGCTGTCACTGTCGGAATCTGGGTGTATTAATGGCCCTGCAAAAAGCCCCACCGATAGAGATCCCTCTTGGCGTGGGCATAAACACCAAGGCAGATCAAAAAATCGTTAAGCCTGGCAAATTGGTGTTGTTAGAAAATAGCGTGCTAGACGAAACCGGCATGGTCAAAAAACGCAACGGTTGTGCGGCTCTACCTGTCGCCATCGCAGGGGGCGGTAGTATCGCTGCGGGCGTGCAGCTCGCGACATATGACGACGAGCTGATCGCTTTTGATGGTCGCAAGGCGTACAGTTACAGCGACGGCGTTAACGAGTGGGTTGATGTCGGTAAATACGTTCCTATGCGAGTTAGCCGCGAACCGGTTATTAGGGATAACGCATTAACCAGGACATTTTTATCAATAGGCTACACTAACGGTTATTACGTTTACGCTTATTACAGGACCGATCTTGTTGGTACGCAAATGTATTTTGACGTTCAGGATGCGTCAACAGGGGCATTTGCGCAACGCGAGGCATATATAAATACATCGGGAGCTGGCGCGCTGGCTGATTATGGGTTTAGGTGCGTTACTCTTGGTAATAGCGTCGGGATCATCTTTGAGGACAACGGTACCGCGAACACGTTAAAAATGCGTTTGGTTGACACAGCCAACCCGGAAGCAGCCGGTTCGCTGGTAACTCTAGCGTCCGACGCTCACGCAACGGCGCCTAATTTTGATGCAATCGAGTACGGGGCGCAGGCCAACGAAGGATTATTGGTTTACCGGACGTCTGGCGGCGAAGTTAAAGCGACGCGGTTTGGCGTGGCTGGAGCCACAGGTTCA